CTCGGGGTGGATGGGCTGCTTGGTGACGGGGTCACGTACAATCAGGCCGGACTTGGGTATGATGCGCTTGGTCATGGCGGCGTGGCTCCTTCGAGCTCGAGCTCGACTGCGGTCTCGGGCGTGTTGTCGCCGCCCATCGCGATGTGAATGCCGAAGTGCTTGAACGGCGCTAGCAGTTGCGCCTCGTCCTCGCCTGTGATGTCCACGCGCTGGGTCCAGGTGACGACCCACATCGAGAGGTTCTTTTGGCTGAGCGCGCGAGAGCCCATGTTGCGGGCCTGCGTGCGCCTGGCGCGCATGCTTGCGGTCGGGTTGCCCTCGGCGTCGGGCCACAGCTCGGTGCTCTCGACGACGCGCGTGACCAGCGCGGCGAGGTTCATGGCCACGTCGCCTCGCGAGCGCACGTCCTCGCCCTCGGGCTTGTCGCTCACACGCGCAATGCAGCGCGCGATGAACGTGATGTCGACAGGCGTCTCGCCCGCGTCGTCGTCGATGGTCGGCCAACCAAGACACGTGACCAGGATGGCCGGCGCCGAAACGGTCGTGTACTCGGTGATGTCTCCAATGACGGTGTCGTCGATGGCGCGCACCGAGACCTTGCGCTCGAGCGCGTTGCCGCCTGCGACGCGCGCGGAGAGGCGGGCCACGATGGCGTCGAGCATGACGCTGGGCACCGTCACAAGAGCCTCAGCCGGAACGCATCGCGCAGGATGTCTCGGATCTCCTCGCGGTCGTGCGCGTCTGCAAAGCCACCGTCCGTGTCGGCAAAACCGCCTTCTGCGTCAAGGAAGGGACGCGCGGGGATCCTGCCATCTTCGGAGCCGTAGAGGTGCGGGGCCGCGTAGACGAGGTTAGAGCCGACCTGGACCTCGAGCGGGTTGACTACGTAATGCGTCAGCGAGTCGGCCAGGGCGCCGCTCTCGACCAGCAAGGAATGGTGGGCGCCGCGCGTGGCCGCATGGCCCTTTGACCAGGGTTTCCACTTCGTGCCGCTCGGCGTGCTCTTGGTCTCGCGGATGCGGCGCCGTGCGCTGTCCTCTTGCTGCTGGCCGATGCGGTCAGCCAGCTCGACGTTCTGCGCGTTCTTGGCGAGCTGGAGCGCGCCGCGCTTGAGGCGCTCGAGCTGCTGCAGGCCGATGACGATGGCGCCCGAGCCGGACTGGTACGGCCTTGGAAATGAGCTGGCGCCTGAGGCAGACCGGGCCATCAGAACACCAGTCGGGCGCTGGCCCTCGACCAGACGCGCTCGAGCCCGTCCGCCTCGGGGTCGCCAGGGTCGACGCCAGGCGTGGCATCGAGGGGCGCCTTGACGAGCTCGGCCTTGCCGTCCGCAACGAGCTTGAGCCAGCTGATGACAGAGGCGTACGAGAGCCGGCTACCCTCGGTGCCTTGGTCACGGGCTTCGCGCATGTCGTTGACGGCGATGATGACGTTGGCGCGCTTGAGCACGCGCGGCACGCTGAGGGGGTCGATGAACTCGTCGTGGTAGGTGTCGATGAGCGCGGCGGCGTCCTCGAGCGCCTGCAGAATGACCGCATCGTCTCGCACGTGGTCGCCGTCATGATCGGCGATGTCGCGGAGCGAGTCTGCTCCGACGATGGCCTCGACATCTGCGATCGTTGCGTACGCCACGGGTTGGTCTCCTATTCGACGATGCGGACTTGGACCTGGGGGTCGCTCAGCAGCGCCCCGAGATACTGCGCGCCGCGATCTTGAATGCTCGCGACGAGCACCTCGCGCGGATCGCGCAGCACTTGCACGCCTGCGGAGAACACGCCGACCGAGAGCTCGTCGGTGGTACGCACCTCGATGCGGTGCGCATCCTTGAGATCGGCGAGCGTGGGCGCCTCGCCCCAGTCCTCGCGCTCGACCTCGCTCGCGGCCGAGGGCGCCACGCGCAGCTCGCCCGGGCCTGGCGGCGGCTCGAGCTCGGGGTGGCGGACGAGGCGCGCGGCGGGGTTGACGCCCTCACCACCCTTGGGCGCGGAGCGCGGTGCGAGACCACCTGAGCGCGCTGCGGCGGCCTCGATATCCGAGACAGTCGGGGCGCCGGGCTTGTCGCTGGGCTGTAGCTGCGCCTCGCGTTGCTTGGCAAGCAGTTCCTCGATGTCCGCGTCGGACGGCTCCGCGATGCCGCTGTCGAGGAGCGCCTTGCGGGCTGCTTGCCGGTCGTCTTCGGAAGTTGAGATCGAGTCGGACGCTCCCGAACTATCGTCGGAGCCGGAGATCGATGCGTCCTCAGGTTCCGCCGAGCCAGAACCTTGCGAGTCGTCGCTGCCACCAAAGAGTCTGCGCTTGCTCATGACGATTACGCTCCCGTCAGGCGGTTGCAGGTGATCCACTTCATGCCGCCGTTGTGGATGTTCTCTTCGCCCGTGGTGAGGATGTTGCGCCCGAACAGACGCTGCGCATCGAACTCGAGCGCGGGCGGCACGACGAGCAGGTTCGGGGTAATGTCAAGCGTCTCGCCCTCTTCATCGACGCGCGAGCGCATCGCGGTGACCGCGGCCTCAAAGTTGGGCGCATCGAGCGCGGTTTTTTGCTTGCGCGCGCCTTGCCAGAGGCCGTAGCCGGAGCCTCCGCGCGCGCGGACGCCCCAGAGATACTCGTCCTTGTCAAAGACGTGCGTGTCGCTGTCGCTCGTGCGCGGCGTGACCTTGGGCGGAACGCGGTTACCCCAGATGACGGGCTTGATGGGTTTGGTGGTGTCGAACAGGTACCAAGCGGGGCTTGCGCCCGCGACGTAGTTGGATGCGTTGAGGCCGCCCTCCTGATGCGTGGTCGAGAAGAACGGCACCTTGTCATAGCCGTTGCCGTTCTGCTCGAGCGCCTTGAAGACTTGCTGGTCCTTCCACGCGCCTGTCTGGTAGGCGAGCATGCGGATAGCCGGCATGTACACGTCGAGGTTATCGTCCTCCTCGTCCTCGACCGGAATGGAGATCGTCTTTTCGAACTTCTTGGCGACGATCTCGTACGCATCGCGGATGATGGACTGAATGATGCGCGAGCCTTTCCACTCGCGCAGCGGCCCGACGGTGCCAGCGATCGGGAACTCGAGCCGCTTGGTCGACATGCTCACCTCGGTGGTGAACGCGGCGGACTGTGAGGCTTGACTCCCTTGCAGCACGGTCTTGAACGCCGCGTTGACGGCGACGTTGAACGTTCGCAGATCCCCTTTGACGCCTGGCATAGCTTCGTATCTCCCTTACTGGTCGAAGCGGACCCAGACGCCGTCCGAGGTCACGTTTTGGATTTTGCCAGCGCGCGCTCGCGTACTGGTGCCGCTGGTCAGCGCGACAGTCTGGTCATCGACGGCAAAGCAGTCAGCGCCGATGTCCGTGAGCGCGATGGCATCGGCTGCGCCGCTGTTGACCATGGCGACCGCGAAGTCGCTCTCGATCTCGGCGCTGATGGCCCCGGCTGCGCCGCCCGTGTTGTCGTAACGTGCTTTGGACACGCCGAGGACCTTGTCAGTGGTGGAGGGTCGCGCCGGCCGGAGGTTGCCCGTGTTGTCGAGCGAGACCAGCGCGCCCAAGTAGATGAGCACGTTGGCGGCGACCGGGAAGTTACGGTCTCCGACTCTGCGGCGCTTGATGTTCTTGTCTGCTGCGAGTGCAGTCATTGGCCCGAGCCCTCCTTGTCGGCATCGTCATCGTCATCGTCATCGTCGTCGTCCGCATCGTCGTCGTCATCGTTGCCAGGCTTGGCCGGCTTGGCTGCGTAGACGTCGCGCTCGGACTCGAGGATCTGCGCCTCCGTGAACCCCATCTCCTTGAGAGCTTGGCGGTTGACGCCGAAGGGGCTCTTGTCGCTGAACTTCTCGCCGGCCTTGCCAGCGGGTGGCTTGCCTTTGGGGGCGCGGCCCGCGACGGGCACGAGCTCGGGGTAGATGACCTCCTTGAAGGTCTTGAAGTTGGCGGGGCTCTCGAGCGAGAACGCGAGCCACTTGTCGCGTGCAGCGGGCGGAACACGGCCCTCGCGCGCGGCCTTGTCAAAGAACGCCTCGACCTCGGTCTTGGCGCTCTGGGTGCGGAAGCTCGCGAGCTCGGTCTCGAGCGTGGTGACGCGCGCGCGCTCGGCGTTGAGATCTTGGGTCAGCGAGGCGCACGCGGTGCGTAGCGACGCGGCCTCGCCTCCGCCCTTGGCTGACTCGATGATGGGCTTGGCAGCGGCGACGAGCTGCTCGTCCGTGGCTTCGGGCTGGAGCCCGAACGCGGTGGCGATGGCGGTCCTGATGTTCGCGTCCATGTTGCTGGGCTCCGTGGCGATGGGTCCAAGCTGCGCACGCAGCTGCTCGCGAAATGCGTCGATGCCGTGCATGTCCAGGGCGGGTCGGTTGGTGAGCGCCACGCTGCGCAGGCTCTTGACGTTGAATGTCTGCAAGTCTCGCTTGCCCACGACGACGGGCGAGAGATAGCGGTACTGCTTGCTGGAGACGTCGGGCTTGCCCTTGCCAGTCCAGTCGACGCGGCCCCAGATGCCGGACCGGTCGCCAGCGCTCGGTGGCTCGACCTTGAGCTCCTCGACCCAGCCAGCGGCGCGCGTGTCGCCGCTCTCGCTCAGGTGCTCCCAGTCGACCAGCATCGGCAGCTTGGTCGCGGCGACGATGTCGTTGTGAGACTCGACAGTGAACTTGCGGCCGTCGCGTGACTCGACCTTGGTGCCGCCTGGCAGGATGTGAATCCAGCGCGGCTTATCCTCGCTCGCGGCCTCGACGTCCAGCTCGCACGACGCGCGCAAAAGCTCTCGCCCGTTCGCTAGCTGTCCGAGGAACTCGGCCTGTGCACCCATGGGAGCGGAGGGTGCGTCCGCTTTTGCCACGTCAGCAACGTGGCGCCGAGAACGAAGCGGCTGGCCGGGGGCCTTGATCAACCCGGGTAACGCTCACTTGACCAGCGCCGCTCTCCTGCCCTCGCCCGGTTTTTTGTCGAAGCCAGGATCAATGCCCTGCAGCACGAGTGGCACACTGGGCGCCTTGGTGACGACCGCAACGCGCTGGTTGAGGACATGCCCGGTGGGGCGGCCTTCGTCGTCGAGGACGGGCTGTGGCGTCGGGCCGAGCACGCCATCGCGAACGAGCGTGACATACTCGCGTTCGCCCACGGTGCGCACGTGACACTTGCACCCCCAGCCGTTCGGCGGGAACGCGTAGGTCCAAAAGTCGTCCTCGACGGGCAAGAGCAGGCCGTGCCAGGCCAGGTGCTGCTCGCGATGGCGTGCGCTCGGACCGACCTGGTAGAGCAGGAACGGGCGCGAGTCCTTCTGGCGCTGGATGCGGTCGTACTGTCCGACGGCGCGCGCGCTGCGCATGTTCGTCTCGTAGATGGTCGCGAGGCGACTTGGCGGATGAACCTCGACGACCTTACCCGTCTGGGGATCGGTGACCTCTTGCGTGTCCCACCAGCCGAGCTCGCGCATGCGCGGCTCGACGTTCTTGGTGAACTTCGCAAAGGGGACGCCTTCGTCGAACGAGCGATCGAGTTCTTCTTGCATGGCCCCGAGCACGTCGTGGCGCATCACCTTGGCAGCGGTGAAAGCAAAATCGTGCTCCTCGCGCCAGACATCGCGATAGTTGAAGCCGACCTTGAGGCCCTTGGCGCGCCAGTACCGCAAGACCTCGACAGGCGGAGGCCCCGGCCTGATGTCGCGATCGGCGAGGAGGGCGGTGCTCATCGGGCGGGCATGATGAGCTGGGCCTCGGCGAGCTCGGCGATCTTGTGCCAGCCGGCGTCGACCTCGGCCTGATCGGCGCAGTGCATGGTGTGCCCGCGGTGATGTCCGCTCGCGTTGAGCGCGCTCACGCCGATGAGGTAGCGGTCGCCGGCTGCCTCGTAGACCACTGTCGTATCAGGACCGAGCGCGGCAAGGATGCGCGCGCGCACGTCGTCGGGCGGGTCGAGCTTGATCATGGTTTCACCTGGTCTGTTGCGTCGCCATTGCCACGCAGCTTGAAGGTACTGCGCGCGAGCGAGACAGTGAGCGCGGCGATGTCGAGCACCTCGCCCTCGTCGTTGGCCAGTTCGTCGAGCAACGCGCGCGCCTCGCCGTAGCTTTTGGCTTCTTGGATGAGCCGCAGCAGCCGGCCGACGTTGGTCTCCTCGAGCGCGCGCCAGTCCTCGAGCTCCTCGTGCGCAGTCACGTCGACTTCGTCATAGACGCGAGCGTCCGAGGCCATGGCGCGATCGAGCTCGGCGAACGCCAGGTCAGGCCGCACGTCGCGCAGAGCTTGCAGCAGCAGCCTGTTGAGCTCGCTTTGCTTCTTGTCGTCCTTGGTGACCTTGTCGCCAGGCTTGGCGGCCGGCCCCTTCTTGCTCGCGTCAGGGTCGGGCTTGCCTGGTGCGTCGACCCCGGGCAGCCCTGGCACTGGCGGCTTGGCGGTCGGCTCGAGCAGCTCGCTGCCCTCCTCGGGCTCGGCAAAGCCGAGGCGGTCCCGCACCTCGCTCGCTTGGACCTTGCCGCCGAGGTCGACGAAGATCTTGGTCGCGGTCAGGAGCGGCACCAGGTCCTCGGCCTTGCGCTGGCGAATGCGAACGCGCGGGTAGACCTTCTGCGCGCCAAAGTTGAGATCGATGAATGGCTTGATCAGCTGCTTGTCGATGCAGGCACTGACACTACGCGAGTCGGCGTCGCGAATCTCGAACTTGGTGTCCTGATGAATCTTGCTCTGCGCGAGCGAGCTGCCATCGTCAGTCGTCATCGTCTGGCCGAGCACGACCTTGCTCGTCTGCTTGTCCCAGTACTCGGCGCCCTGCTGAAAGAGCGTGGTGCCGCCCGTGCCGCCCTTGGACTCGATGATCTCGACCTCCATCTCCTTGGGGATGACGGCGGCCGCGTCGCTTCCGATCGAGCGTACCGCGCGCAGAAGTGCGGCCTTCTTGTCGGCCATGTGCGCGGGGTACTTGCCGAGGCGCACGGGGATTCCGTAGATGTCGAGGAACGCCATCCAGTCGGCGACGGTCCAGCGTTTGGCGGCGTAGGTGACGGCGATGGTGCGCGCGAGACCGGTGCGGATGGGCACGCCGCTACGGAGGCGCGGCATGTGCACGAGCCACTTGAACGGCTCAAGTTCGGCGCCCTGGTCGGGGCTGTCATCGGTGCGCAGGCGCGGGACGCTGAGCGTGTCCATGTCGAACACAAAGTGACGCTGGGGCGTGAACTCATAGCCGACGGGGTTCCACTCCTTCTCTCCGAAGTCCCACACGACCTCGACGCACGAAAAGCCCTTAGGCACGCCGTCCATGAGGTCGAGCACCAGGCCCTCGAACTCGGGCTTGTGCAAAACGCGGTCCTCGACGGCCTCGATGATCTTCGGGTCGACCGAGTCCTTGGGCGCTTCGAGTACAGGGCCGATGGCTGCGACGGCGAGCTTGCGTGTGAAGAGTACGCTCGCGTAGTGAGGCTCGCGCTCCTCCATCTCCTCGGCCAGCGTGAGGTACGCCTCGACGCTGCCCTCGTCGGCCTCGCGCATGATCTGCGCCATGCGCTGCGGCGAGAGCGTGTCTGCAACGGACTGGCGCCATGGGCTGTTGAGCGAGCCGACGCGCGGCGCGTACTGGCGCTTGGTCAGCTTGCCGGCTTGGATGGAGATTGGCTGCGGCATTAGAAGTACACTCCTCGCGAGCTGTCGCGTTCATCGTCGTCGTCGTCCTCGTCGCGCGTGCCGCGGCCTGGGTGTCGATGGTCAGGCGCTGCCTCGTAGTCGATCACGAAGTCCACGCCGATGAGCTTTTGAAAACAGCCGCTGACGCCGTCCATGATGTCATCGTGCGCGCGCAGCGGGAAACCCTCGAGCTCGGCGAACACCTCGGGCAGGTACTCGCGGCGCAGAAACCAGAGCCGGCCTTTCTTGGCGAGTCCAGTCCAGACGCTCGCGTACGTGACCTTGTTCTCGCGCGCTGCGATGCCCTGGTAGGGGTAGCCCCGGAGCAGCGTCTGCATGTGCAGGTCATCGACCTTGCCCGCCTGGCCTGGGTCAATCCACGCGCCGAGCTCCACGGTGATGCCGTCCATCTGCGCGGTGCGCAGCATGAGCTGGTCGACCTCGGCCGGCCCCTCGCGACACGACGCCAGGTCTGCGAACACGTAGTGCCCACTGTCCAGCTCGTACAGCAGCGGGCCGCGCGTCCAGTCTGGATCGGGATTGGCGTTCGATGGCGAGGTCGCGGCCTTGTCCCAGAAGCGCACGCGGCGAACGATGTTGAGCGGGTTGACCTCGCTCACGATGCGGCACCAGCTGCGATCGAAGTAGTCGCCGGCCGAGTCGCGCGCGTTCCAGTTGCCATCGCGCAGGCGCTTGGCTTGCGCGCCTGGGAGCAAGTTGAGGCGCGCGACGTAGCCAGGGTCGTTGTCGAGCAGAATTCGATTGTCGGTCACGCTCGCGCGGATGAACGTGAAGCTCATTGGCTCAGGCCGCATATCGGTTGGGCTCAGCGCGGGCTCGCCACGTCGGCGGATGCGAAACTTGTCACGCGCCCAGACCTCATCCGGCGAGGCACCCCAGACGAGCCTTTCGTCGAGGCGCACGAACCAGCGGATGACGCCGGAGCGCGAGGCAATGGCGATACCGTTCTCGCCGATGTACCAGTCGATGAGGCCGCGCACGAAGCTGTCGGGGTCGGGGTTACAACTCGCGCGCACACGCTTGGGAACCTGCGCGGAGCCGGAGCGTAGGCGTGAGAGCAGGTACCAGAACTGATAGGACGTGAAGTGGGTGAGCTCGTCGAAGCCGATGAAGTCCCACTGCTTGCTCTGGTACGCGTGGACGCTGACCTCGTGCTGGGCGTGCCGGAACTCGATAAGGGCCTGGCCGGGGAAACGCCAGTCAAGCGCTGGGCTCTCGCGTGGTACGCCGCGAAGATGCGGGTAGAGCTTGTGCGACTCAGACCAGATGGAGCCGCCGCCCGTGAGCTCGGGGCTGGTGCGCCGAAAGATGACGCCGGCGTAGTTCGGCACGCTTGCGTAGCGTGCGGCCTCATAGGCAAGCGCCCAGGTCTTGCCCCCACCCGCAGAGCCGCCGTAGATGGCGATGTCCGCGGGGGTCGCGGAGAACGTGGTCTGCGGTCCTGGCTGGGGCGAGATCCTACGCATGGGCGACCGCCGCGAGTTCGTGCTGGATGTCGTTGTCGGCCTGCGTGAGCAGCCAGCTTGCGATGGCGCGGTCGAGACCGGCGAGGCGATCAGTGCAGACCTCGAGAGCGACGCGCTCGAACTCCTTGCGTGAGCGGTGTGGCAGGACGCGCGAGACGGCCAGCAGGCGCAGGCGCTCGAGCTCAATCCACTGCGTGAGCATGTCGCGCATGTCGCGGCTTGCCCGGAAGCGTCCCGAACAACGACGCGACTCGCAGCCCGTGGAGCGCTTCTGCTCGATGTCCTCGAGCCACACGATGCGCTCGACGCCGCAGACACAGCGCACGTGCACGCGAGCGCGCAGGTACTGCTGCGAGGGTCTACGCGGCTGAGGCGTTGCGCGGCTGAGGATCGTCCAGCGACCGGTGTCCATGTCACCGCCCCCCGTCATCGTCAGGCGCCGCGTCGAGCTCGCAGCCGGCGGTGTCGATGGCGTGGCCAGGTACGAGCCGCAACTGCGAGAGCTCGGCGCCCAGCGGGACGGGCACGGGGTAGAGCAGGATCACGCGGTCGTTGCCGCGGCCGCCATGGCGCTGTAGCCGCAGTCGCGCGTTGTGTTCTTGTTGGGCCTGCTCGCGATCCAGCGCGATCACCGCTGCACGCCAGTCTCCGCGCTGAGCGCTGTTTGTGATGACAAGCTCGAGCGCGGCACGGCGAAGCGCCTTTGCCTGACTGATCCCATCCACGAAGCTGGCGTAAGGCTCGTCACCTTTACGACCACGCGCGACCCAGCGCTTGGCGGTGCCCCACTTGACGCCGGCCGCTTCGCACGCTGTGGGCAACGGGCTGCCACCGCTCACAAACTGCACGATGAGCGCCGAAACAGCTGGCGTGAGTAGAGGCTTCCTCCCCGCGTCGATCGCGGTGCTCATTTTGCGACCTCGCTACTGAAGGACGCGCGCGCGTTGGGGGTACTTACGAGAGAGACCGTGCGCGTGCTGGGGATAGGCTCCAGCTCGCGCGCAAGGTCCCCAGCCTGGTAGTCCGGCGTCGAGTGAGAGCGCTCCGAGACCTCGGCAAGGGCGCTTGAGTCCCCTCTTGCACCGACCACTGGAATGGCCCCGAGACGCCTCGGAGCGCTCTCAGTGCCGAGTCTACCCGGCGGCACCTCTGCAGTCTTTCCCTTGTCGATGGCAACGCTCACAACTCAACCTCACCAGCTCGCGAGCCACCCTCGAACCGCATACCCGATGCGCACGAGCAGCGACCGCCGCTGAAGCTTGTGCATCACCGGCCCAACAGGCTCCCCAAGTCGCCTCACGCCCGAGTCGTGCCTGTCCGAGCGCATCACGTACGCCTCGAGCAGCCGCCCATGCGCCGGGCAGCCAAGACTGATGACGCCCTGCCACTCCGCAACCAGCTCCGGCCGCCACGCGCGCAGTCCGCGCACGCGCAGCCCATGCCCTCCCGCCGCGCACGTGCAGCCGTGGATGAGCCGCGCCTCGATCGAGCCGGGGATCGAGGCCCCGGCGACCATCGCCATGCTCTTGCGCACCGAGGGCGTCGGCACCGTCAGGCCCCTGGCTCAGTCGCCGGAGCGGGCTCAGGAGCCGCAGGCGGCGGTACCTCGACGGGCTTGGGCAGCTCCTTGACGGGCGCCTCGTCGGGCTCGGGCGGCTTGTCTCCACCCAACGCGAGCAGCACGCGCTCTAGCGCATCCCGTGCTGGCCCGAGCTGAGCGCGGTACGCAGCGGCTCGCACCTCCAAATCGACCACCAGATCGTTGAGCCTCTTGACGCGCGCCTCCGCCACCAGGTGCAGCTTCTGCAGCTCCCCGTCGAGCGTGCGTGGCTGTCGAGGCTTACGGCTCTTGGCAGTCGGCCCAGGCACGTTGTTCACCGGCTTGATCGGCTCGACCGGCCCGAGGTTACGTTTGGCAGCTTCTCTCATGGTGTCTCCCCTTCGTCGTGCGCAGGCAAGGCACCCGCGCGTCGCACCTGTCCGCGTGCACGGCGCTCGCGGCGGAACCGGTCGCGCTTCTTCTTGGCGTCGCTGCGCGCGGCGGCGACGCGGCGCTCCTTGGCCTCCCAGTCGAGGCGCATGGTGTCAGTGAGCGTCATTCGGCCGCCTCCGCAAAAGAGACTCTCTTCCCGCAAGGCCACCGCCACGCCGAATAGACAGCCCGCACCGCGTTGCTGTAGGCGTGCGCGAGCTCGGCACGATCGCGCGGCGAGCGCTCGGCAAAGTGCAGCAGAGCGAGTGCCGTGGCCCAGCGCTGGAGCCTGAGCCCATCGCCGAGTGGGCGGCCGAAGTCCTCGTCCGCGCGCTCGAGGCGCACGAAGATGGGATGGTCCTCGGGGATGAGGTCCAGGACCTGACCCAGGGAGATCTCCGCAGGAGTGTGGAGCTCGGTCATTCCGCCGCCTCCTCGATGTGCTGATCGCGATGCCGCCAGCACAAGCCGTGGCCACCGCGCATCGCGCGGTTGAAGCAGGCCCGCGAGCGCGCGCTGCATCGGCCCATGGGCTCATCGCGCGGCACAGCGGGCGAGCGCCTCTGGTTCCACACGGCCGGTTGCTCACCGAGCCGATAGCGCCCCTCGGTCACGCGCCGCAAGAAGCCCACCTTGGCGCAGTACCCGAGGTAGTTGTGACACCACTGCGTGGGCTTTCCGCACTGCAGAGACAGCAGTGGACCGGTCACAAAGCGGT